GTCAGCACCACCGTGGCGGTCTCCTCATCCTCAAGCGTCACATCCCAGTCAGCCTCCGTATTTTCAATCCCCAGCTCTTCCATCACCGGGGCGGCGTGCTCATCCATCCAGACTTCAAGCAGCGCAACCAGCAGCTGCGGCGCAAACAGGCGAAACGGAAAGCGCTCCCACGACAGCAGCGCGTTATACCGCAGCACGGCAAGGCGGTACTGCCCTGCGCCTAAATCCCGCGCTGCGGAAATAACCTGCATCCCGTCAATCTGGCTGTCGAAACTCCGGCGCGCGCGCTCCGGCACGTTCTGCGTAAAAAATGCGGTAAGCGAATCCAGCTGTGTTTTCATACCTTGCGCACCCCGGCACGTTTCAGGCCTTTCATATGCCGGATAGTCACTGAGGATTCAGCCATCAGCCCGGCGCGGGTTTCGTCGCTCTCCTGCCCCGGATGGGTTTCACGCCGCCCGATAGTGGCGAACTCACCGAGCAGATCGGCTTTTGCCCTGGCAAACACCGCTTTGGTGTACTGCGCACAAAGACCGTTCAGGCCATCCATGACGGGGCCAGGCACATCAGCGGCGTTTTGATGTCCCGCCGCCCGGTGTTTTGCCTCCACCGTGGCCAGATCAGCATTCACTTCCATCACTGCCGCCAGTAACGCACTGGCAAGGGTGCTGGCGTCCATATCAGGCGGTAACGCCCTCTGTGACTGAAAATCTGCCAGATTCAGATCCGGCCAGAATCCGTCATTGGTTAACGCCACATCCTGATAGTCGATCGGCTTTCCGCTAAACATGGCTCCCCCGAAAAAGGCGAGCTGACCGGCATCCAAGGCGCATAACACCGCTGTGTTTTGCCCTCCGCCGCGCCCGCCCGGCTTGCGGTAGTCGTTATTATTCTTTTGTCAGACTGCGGATACGTGCGGCAATCTGGGCGCGCAGCGTGGTAACGCCCACGCGCTTGTAAAGATGCTCTGCGCTGGCCAGCAGGGCATCGGCTTTTTCCAGCGTTTCCACATCCTCTACAGCCGTTGCGCGTGGCTGACCGTTGTCATCACGCAGCAGCATCTGACCGGCAAACTTGAACCATTTGGCGGTGATTTCTTCATGCAGCCGCCAGTGCTGCGTGACTTTTTCAAAGACCTGCGAGAAATAGGGCTCCACACTTTCACCCGCTGCGGCCGTGTCTTCCGCCCAGGCCATCACCGTATCGGCGACAAACACAGGGAAGCGGCTTTTGATGCCCTCCGGGGTCGGTTGCTGCTGTTCGATGGCGATATCGGCCAGGCGCAAGGCCTCGTCCAGATCGCCCGCATCAAACATCCACACCACGTACCAGGCCAGGACCGGGTTTTCATACGCGCTGTCGCCACTCAGATAGGCTTCAATGGTCGGTTTCCAGCGAGGAATAAGCTCATCACGCTTGTACGCCTCGCGATCGGCAATGGTCGGCAGCGCGCGCACATACGCCACATCCTGATTCAGCATCTGGATCTGCATATGCAGGCTTTCCATCGTCTCGATGGCCTTACGCTGCTTTAACTGCTGCGCCGCATTGAGGCGCTGGCTGTGTCGCTGTGCGGGTGAAAGAGTCATTTATCAGCCCTCAGCCGGTTCGGTCACTTTACCGATGGTCACAGCCTCTTCATCGATCGCCGCATACAGCTCCGGCACTTCGACGGCATAGCCTTCGTTGCGCAGGTATTTGTTTTCATACTGCTTGCGGTCTTCAACAAACTCCGCCTTGCGCTGGCGGGTGCCGCGCTGGGTGTAGATATGCAGGTTGCTCAGCGGCGTTACCACCATGCGCTTACCCGGCATAAACGGCGGAATGATAGCCGGACGGCCTGCGATGGTGCTGCCAAGCAGCTGCGCCGCGATTTTTTCCGTGGGTCTGTCAGCAGCCTGGTAAAGCCGGTACTGCTCAGCCGCCACAAGGTCAGCGCCAACCAGCACGACCAGACGCGGATCGGTGCGGAACTGCGCCGGAATCTTGGCGTTGATGAGATCAGAGGCCATGGCATCCAGCGACCGGTAATCACCTTTGTCGTCCAGGGTGATCGGCGTGTCCATGATCTGGAAGCCGTCGTTGAAGGTCTTCATACGGGCATGCCAGCCGATATTCACATCCTCACCGTTCGGGTTCTTCTCCGGGTCGGTGTCAACCGCGACGGACTTGCCGTTAAAGCCGATACGCAGCATATCCAGCGCAAACGCCTGATTAGAGAACGTCTGAACCATCTGGAAGAACTCACCTTCACTGCCTGCGTTTGCCCACATGGAAAGCAAATCCCAGCGCAGCGCGGCACAGGAGTCCGTTTCAACCAGTTTGTAGTCATTACCGTCAACGCCAACGCGTTTGGTAAAACGCCCTTCAGCCTTGCGCCCGGTATGAAGCGCAGACGCCCCCACAGACACGACCTGGCCGCTCAGCTGATCAACATCGGCGACGGTGATCATGCTCAGGAATTCAACAGACT